ACTTGCACAAGAATGTCGCCATTGTCTGTGCAGGGAATCTAGAGACAGACAACGCCATTGTGCAGCCGATGAGTACTGCATTGCAGTCTCGCCTAGCTCATATTGAGTTAGTGGTGGATGCTAAGGAATGGGGTGACTGGGCTTCCAGTAATGGAATCGATCACCGTATCACTTCATACATTGCATTCAAGCCAGGTATGTTGTTTACCTTCACGCCTGACCATACAGATAAGACATATAGCTGTCCTCGTACTAGGGAGTTCGCTAACCGAGTTCTACAGGTCACTGAAGATGACTCCAAGGATCGTACTGCAATGCTGGCAGGTGTCCTGTCTGAAGGCGTAGCAAGAGAGTTTATGGGCTTCATGAAGATCCATGAAAGTCTGCCCAAGATATCTCAACTCATTGCATCACCTGAAAATACTGATGTTCCAAAAGAACCCAGTATCTTGTTTGCTCTGACAGGCTCTATTGCCCACAACATGGACAAAGACAATGCAAGCCAGTTGATGAAATATGTCATTCGTATGCCTATTGAGTTCCAGGTGGTTTGTATGCGTGAAAGTGTACGCAGGAATAAAACCATGATGGCACATGTAGCTATTCAGAAGTGGTTGGAAATCAACGCACAAGAGTTGTTTTAAGGGAGGTTACACTTGTCAATTAATGTATATGAAAGTGTATTTGGAGAACAAAAAACACCATTAATTTACAGTGTAAAAGTAGATGGTGTTACTAAATACACCCAACTTTCACAAATACAAGGTTGGTTTTATTACCGAGCAATCAACTTAGGACCGGGACATAGATGTGCTCTTTATAAAGGGAAAAAGCTAGTAGATAAAAGAAAGAATGAATAATTGTGCATCCTGCACGCTTTGATATGGAGCCTATATGGCTCCTTTTTTTACCTAAATTAAAGGAGTACTCCATGAGTGCTTGGATTGCATCAGATAAACATATTGCAAGTGTGGCTATGTTTATTGATAAAGAGAACACGCAGGATATCGCTAACATGCTCAAAAGAGAAAATATTCTGAGCGTTAATTGGCGTTACAACGAAGATACCCCTATTGACCCTTGTGACATTAGTGAAGCCATCGAGCTAAATAATGCAGATGCACTTTCTCTCATGGCTTCCCTTGATTACCAGAGCTGTGAGCATCCTGATTGGGAAACTACTAAAGCATACTGGCTACTTAAAAATGCAAGGGCAGCATTAAGAAAAGGAACCAACCTATTCAATAAGGACGGTAGTTACAAGGGTAAATGGACAATTTAACAAAGGAGCGTACAGCTCCTTTTTTTATTCTAGAAAAGGAATTGTATGGACTCCATTGATAAAGCAATGAACAAGGCAAAGATTCAATTGATGAGCAGGAAAGACTCTGCTTTCTTTACGACAGTATGTTTCAGTCTCAAATTTGAATGGGATGACAAGATACCTACTGCAGCAACTAACGGTAAGTATTTGAAATTCAATCCCAAGTTCTTCATGGAGTTATCTCCTGATGAACGGGTATTCCTGTTGGTACATGAGAGCTGCCATGTGGCCTATCTCCATATGGACCGTGTTCAAACCAGAGATAGACGTAAATGGAATATTGCTGCAGATCATGTGATTAACCTGATGCTGCTTGAACGTGGATTCAGGATGCCTATGGGCAAGTATCAAGGCTTTGCTGATGAGAAGTACAAGAACATGAGTACTGAGGAGGTCTACAAGCTCCTGGAAGATGATCCTAGTGGTTCTTATGACTGTGACATAGAACCTAGTGATCTAGAGTCAGATGAACTGATCCAAGAGGTTCAGGACATTCTGGTTAGGGCACAGGTACAAGCTCAATTGGAAGACAACTCACCTAATGCTATTCCTGGTGATATTCGTTTGTTTCTGGATAGGCTGCTAAAGCCCAAGTTACCTTGGAATCGTATTCTTCAGAAGTATCTACAGAACTTCTCAAAGAATGACTACACGTTCAAGAGATTGAATCGTAGGTTCTTCCCTCAACACTATCTACCCAGTCTCTACAGCAACTCCTTAATGGACATTGCTATTGCAGTGGATATCTCGGGTTCAGTCTCTGATGCTGACTTCAAACAGATTGTGACTGAAGTAAGTTCCATTCTAAGAATGATGAAACCAGAGAAGATTACCTTGATTCAGTTTGACACTGAGATTAAGCACATTGATGTAATCAAGGATATCAAAGACCTGATGAATGTGAAGTTCACGGGTCGTGGTGGTACTGCTATCTACCAAGTCATTGAGTGGATGAATACCAATAAGCCCCAGTTAACGCTGATGTTCACTGATGGTGAATTTCATTTCTATGACCTGACTACCAAAGCACAGACGGTATGGATTGTGCATAACAATCTGGGCTTTAAACCTCCCTTCGGCAAGGTAATCAACTACAAGATATAGGAGTAACTATGAGTGAAAAGAATACAGGTGGTCCTGCATTTCCTACTAAATACCCTTACACAGGTGGCATGACATTGCGGGATCACTTCGCAGGGTTGGCAATGCCAATCCTTTGGGATGCCTACGATAAAGGCTATTGTGGAATCACAGTTGAAAATGAATTCAACAATGAATTACTTGCTGAAGGTGCATACCAGATTGCTGATGCAATGTTGAAAGCGAGGGAACAATGAAATACGAAGAAGCACTCAAGCTAGTACAAACCAAGAAGCCAAAAGACAACTACATGTTGATTGAAATGGCTTATGACAGGAAGTTACTACTGCCCTACAAGGATGCAATTACTTTGCTTTCTTCTCTGGCTAATGCAGAGCAACTGAATGAACGATACAACGAACCTCATCGGATTATTGGATTGGAACGTGATTCAATTCAATCACGTATCTTTTCTCATGAGGAATATGAACGCTACAAGATTGCTGCTTTGCTGAATATCACCCCTGATGAAGTCAAGGAACATATGAAAGAAGCGGCTTAAGGAAACCAAATGATTATTCTTACCGAAGACCAGGAGAATGCACTCCTAAAATTCAATCAATTCTTGCTAGATCCCATTGAGACTGTATTTGTACTGAGTGGCTACTCTGGCACTGGCAAGAGTACGCTTGTTAAATCCTTGATTGATGCTGTACCTAATTTCATTAAGACAGCTAAGTTGATTGATCCCAGTACCAAGGAATGGGATATCCAATTGACTGCAACAACCAATAAGGCTGCTGAAGCCTTTGCCAGTATTACTAATAGGGATGTGAGCACGATTCATAGCTTCCTTGGCTTACGTGTAGCCAAGAATGAAAAAGGGGAATCCACACTGGTTCCCCGTACTCATGTTACCAAAGATGGTTATCTACTCTTCATTGATGAAGCCAGTTATGTAGATAAGACTCTGCTGACTTATATATTCAAGCTGACCAAGGATTGCAAGATTGTATTCATTGGTGATCCCGCCCAGCTTACGCCAGTCAAGTCTGTCGGTACTCCGGTATTCGATGCCAACTTTAGTGGAGCCAAACTTACCAAGGTGGTAAGGCAGGCTGAAGGTAATCCCATTATTAATTTGTCAACACTGTTCAGAGAAACTGTCAACACAGGTGAGTTCTTCCAGTTCACACCTGATGGTCATCACATCCAGTATATGGAGCGAAGTGACTTTAATGCTGCATTGGAACAAGAATTCAGTCGAGACAATTGGAGGCATCAAGACTCCAAAGTACTGGCTTGGACGAATAAGTGTGTCATCGATTACAACAAGCTTATTCGTAATCATGTGAAGGGAGATCCTCACTTTCAGGTAGGAGACTACGCAGTCTGTAACTCCTATCTGAATACTGGGAGGTATCCTATCAAGACAGATCAATTGGTAGAGATTACTGATATCGGTTCTGATGAGTATAGCCATGATGTATTAGGCAATATGTTCACCATAGATGGTGTAGTGAAGGCATTCATGCCTAAAGAACTAGCTGCTAAGAATAGGCGTATTAAAGACGCCAAGGCAGCAGGAGATACCTATACGGTGAATGACATAGACAGCTATTGGGTTGATCTTAGAGCAGCCTATTCATGCACCATCAACAAAGCACAAGGGTCCACTTATGACCGAGTATTCATTGATCTAGATGATATTCGTGCCTGTAATAGTGGTGATCAAATCGCAAGAATGCTCTATGTCGGTGTAAGTAGAGCAAGGCATCAGGTCTATTTAGTAGGTGATCTGGTGGCATAACCAGGGAGCTACTAATGGAGGAATTACAACATGATCCTCGTACTAAACAGGCCATAAAGGAAATGCTCTATGCATATCTTTATGAACCAGTAGAACACCACTATAAACAACGACTAGATACCATTATTAAGCGTAATGCTTCTATTAATGGATATAGTCATAACTCTTTCGTTTACAAGGATGAGTTTTATACCTGCGATACTAATAAACCACCAAGAAAAGCCAATAGGCTAGATAAGACATTGTGTAAGGCAATGGATGAATACCTTAAAGAACTTAAGCAACTCAATGAACAAGAGTTGCCTTATGTTCTTGGCTTTATCAATCAAGTACTCAACTCATCTAATGGATTAAGTGACTATCTCAGAGTATTACCTGAGAGTGTCCACTATCCATTGAATAAGCTAATTGCTACATGTCCTTGTAAGGACTGTAAGTTAACAGAAGAAACTGTTAATGAGCTATTAGCCAAGAATACTGTATCCATTACTCTAATGAAGAAGAGGATGGCAATCAACTTAATCACATAAGGAAAACATATGGGATATCGATCCTATGTAGTTATTGGTATGACTAAAGTAAAGTATGCAGAGATTATGCTATTTGGCAAACTTCCTGAGATATTAACTGAAACACCAAAAACAGTAGATGATGATGTGTACTGGCATATTGACTCTATTAAATGGTATCCCTCTTATGATGATATTGATGAAATAGAAAATTTCTTTAGGGAATTAGAAGACATAGATGGGCAACCAGTTTTTGGTGCTCTCCGTATTGGAGAGGATGACGATGATATACAAACTTGGGGAAATCCTTCTGACTTTAGTATCTACACAAACAAAAGTATTTCCTCCCCTATTACATAAGGAACAACGATGAAGCATCACCTATTTGAAGAGTCTACCTCTTACAGTATTGCTGTCTTAATTAAGAGCACTAGCTTTAACAAACAAGAACTCATTAATAACTATGTACAACCATTCAACAAACTGGGTGTACCTAGCAAAGAGGTGATTGCTTTCACACTTAAGTACAACGACACAGGTAAAGCACCTGTGAAGTTAATTAAAGAGTATCTGGGCAATCTACTACCTGCATTGAAGTCACTTGGAGTATCACTGTTGTATGTAGCAGACAGTGCCTACTTCAAAGTACTGACTAACAGTGCTAAAGCAGATAGCCATTATGGTTATGTACTGCCTTGTAAGATCAAAGGCTACGAAGACATGCATGTTGTGCTGGGTATCAACTACCAGGCACTTATTTATAACCCAGACCTACAGAGTAAAGTCACATTAGGACTTACTACCTTGGCTGAACATGCTAAGGGAGTTTATGTAGCTCCAGGTACTGGAATCATTCACTCATCCTACTATCCAGAGTCTATTCAAGAAATCTCTGATGCACTGGATAGTCTCCATCAAT